TTTTCATTTCAGCACCAAGAGTAACCCATCTTTCTTTTAGTTCTTCGCGCTGTTCTTCTAATGTGTGATCTCTGTTTATGATAACGTTACGTCCTCTTCTCCTGCTGCTCTAAGTCTAGTAATGTGACCTAGCATGAAATTCTTAGCTTCAATGCCTTTCATTATGCCTAAGTATTTATTACGGACTAACGCAACCATGTTCTTAAGTTCTTCCATGTCGGTTACGTCTTCTTCAGCAGCCGCATACTTTTCAGCGTCGCGGCTTGTTAATGCTTTGTCGTATCCTTCGAGATAGAATTTGTAATGCTTTCGTAATTCTTTGTTGTACTGGATGTTCATATATTCCAGTATTGCTTCTACTTCTTGTAGTTGGTTGAAACGATATTCCAGAATGCCAGGAAGTTCGGCAACTTGTTTTTCTAAGTTGCCTTTTATCTTACATTCAAATTTAGCCTGATCTATCTGCTTGTCGTAATACGTAATGCATTCCGGCAAAACTAATATATCATCTACAACCTTGTTGTACCACATGTTACCACTCTTCTTTTTCGTCGTCGTCGTCTTCGTCTTCTAGATAATCCTGTGCGGCATCTTCTAAATGACGATCGGATCTGACCAGACTCTGAAAATCAGAATCTGGAAAGTCCAGATCAACTAATAACGAAATCAGGTGGTCAGCGGCTTCTTGCTTTTCCTTAGCTGGAATATATTCCTTTAGGACATTCCAAATCCCCCGAACTGATTCAATATCTGACATTTAATTATTCTCCAAATTATAATGTAGTTATCAATTTTCTACTAATTCTTCTGCTTCTGCTTCCGCATCTACGTCCAAATCAGAGATGTTATGACCAGATTCCATAATATCGTTCATTACGTGATCTAGTATACCGCTGTGGTTTGCTTCCCATTTCTTTTTGAACATCTTATGCTCTTCGCCGTTAGCGTCGATATAAATGTAGCTATTGCCAGATTTGGTTAGCATGCCTTTCTTTTCAAACATATCAAACAATCCACTGTAAGGGTTCATTCCTGTTTCATACGGAATTTTAACTTGAACGCCTTCGAATGGCTTTGCGTAACGTGTTTTCATTACTTTGCATGCGGCACGAATACCACGCACATCAGTAACTTTGTTTCCTGCTTCGTCTTCTTTTAGCTTCAACTTGCGCATAGCTATAACAATAGAGCTAGCGTAAATGAAACCTTGTCCACCACTGATCTTGTCGTCGGGATCAAACATGTCCTGTGACGCATACGTGTGATTGGTTGCTACCATTCCTACATTGTGCGATCCGAACATATTGACCGTATTACGGACCAATGCTGTTAGTGCTTTAGGCTTACGGCCTAAGTCACCTTTCATGTCTCCTGCTTCAAATTGCTTGACGTCAGTTGGCGTCAGCATCATACCCAAACTGTCCAAAACAAATAGCACCTTGCTTTCCTCGCGTTCTTCATCGGACAGCAATTTATAATCTTTCATAAATTCTGAGATGGTTTTAGCGACGTCATCGATCATGCTCATGTTAAGTTTTAACAGTTTGTCCTCGGATGTATCTACATCTAAGGCTTGCAGCCAAGCTTCATCTAGCGCATTTTCGGAGTCAATTAATACGACGAAGATGTCTTGCTCTTGAGCTGCTTTTACTACGTTCGCGGCTGCGAAATAAGATTTACCTGATCCGGACTCTCCGGCGAAGACAGTAACTTTGCCTAGCGGAATGCCCTTTTTGAAATCAGCACTGATTAGGTAATTCAGTGCGTAATTGCCTGTACTTATCCAGTCCGTAGGGTCATTAAATCCTACAGATAATCCGGGTACAGATTTAGTGATTGATTTGCGAAATTTACTCGCATCGAATGGTTTAGTCATTGTTGAATTCTCCTGTTAAATGTAAACACACTGGCCAAACAATCTAGCCAGTGTGTTATACAGATTAAGCTTTAGTGCGAGTGCGAATCTTTTCTAAGATTGCTTGCGCTTTTGCGTTGCCGCCAGATTCACCTGCGTCATCTGCTGGTGCTTCTTCTTTGACGTCAGGAGTTTCAACTGTGGTTGTTTCAACCTTAGTTTCTTCTACCTTTGTGTCATCGGCTGCTGGCTTGTCGTCTGTTGCTTTCGGAGTAGATGGAGCATCCAAACCATACGGCTTGTAAAACTCTGCCCACTTTTCTGCGTCATACGCTTCACCATCAACGCTCGCTTCGAACATTTCCTTGATTACTTCAAGGTGACGTGCGTCAGGCTTCTTTGGCAAGAAAGAACGCAGGTCGTATAAACCGTGCTCTTCAATTGCGTCAAGTTCTTCCTGAGTTAGCGGAGATTCTTTACGTGAATACTTGCTGGTTGCGTAACTTGCGTACTGGCCACCAGAAGTCTTATTGACAGTAAAGTCTAAGCCTTCAACGTAATCAGTCGGCAATTCTTCCAACTCTGGATCCATCAATGCTGCTTTGACAATGTCAAAGATTTGTGGTGTAAAGATAAAACGACGAATCGGATTTGCATCGTCTTCTAATGTTTCATCGATTGGGTTGTCGCGTACGAAACCTTGCATAAGGTAAGAACGCTTTTTCCAATATTTGCGAGCAGTATCTTCCAATTGTGGATCTTTGAACCACGGACGAATTTCCGCAAGTACTGGGCAAGAACCGACTGGCTCCCACATTTCCATACACGGAACCTTTACTGTACAAGGCTTGCTCATTGGATCACCTTTGATGCCAGGAAATGAAAGGTTAATAAGTAATCTTTCGATCCAGAAAAAGGTGTTTGACTCATCCGAGTCGGGTAAGAAACGAACTTTAGTGGACTCGCCTTCTTTGATATTCCAGTGAGGGAATATGTCGTTAGATCCGGAAAAGTTGTTTGATTTTTGGTCTTCTTGTTGCTGTAGTTTTGCTCTAATTTCTGCTAGTGTAGCCATGGTTTGTGTCTCCTAAGTTTTCATGTTTACCTGATGAACCAGCACTCCCGCTGAATTCAACTCGCAATAAGCAATTGCGCTTATTACATGTTTATTTATCTATTTTAAACAGTAATAGAATTTTTATTTTTCAAAAATGTAATAGCTTTGCTTGGTAATATACTTAGTTATATTACTGTAGGAGGGTGGGATTTTAACTTATCAAATTATGCGGAAGTATTCGATTGCTTCCTGACCGCGGATTACTTTTCGATTGCCTGTTTCATCTTCATCAAATGCTACGTATGCTTGGCTAGTATCACCGTGTCCGCAACAAGCAAATGAGACTCCTTCAAGTCCATCTATACAAGGGTCGTGTCCGCTTGGTCCTGGTAATTTGCCGCATTGCGGGCAAGGATGATCAGCGTCTGGTCGTGCGGCGCCGTCTGCGTCCCTGGGGACTATTTCGTTAGTATCGTCCCAACGAACTTCCGTATCGCCTGCTTGTTGCGTGACAGGATAGCCGAAAATGGTTCCTTTAACGATGAAGCTGGACATTATGTGCCAGAGTCGTATAGATATGGCTCAAAATATTCGTGTTGTGATGGGATGATACCAAACATTTCTAAATCTTCTTCGTCCATTTCGTGTGATCCGCTATACGCGCCGTCAGCATCGATAGACATTGCTGCGCGTTGAACTGTATTGGAATCTGGATTTGGTAGCTTGACGTAGAAATTTTCGTCGCCGTAGTCGCCTGTAAAGTAAAAGCTAAAATTTCTTACTTCCTTTACATCTTCGTTGATGATATCTAAATATTTTCTTAGTTCGTTCATGTTAGTAACCGGCTGCTATCTTATCAGCAATGCGGGCAGCGGCTTCGTGTGCTGCGCCAGCGTCCATTGCGCCGTCGTGTGCGAGACTCCAGACTTCATCACGCAAGTTATCAATACCATCACCCGCGGCTATATCGCCTATGTGACGCTCTACATTAGCTTCTGCGGCAACCATTGCTGGGTCTATACCAAATCCTTCTGTTAGTTCTGATATTTTCATTTAATGATACCTGCGTCTCTGCGTAACTGTTCTAGTTCGCCAATAGTTTCGTTCATGTGTAAGCCAGTTTTTGCTGCCTGCTCTGCCATACGCTTTAATGCGCCTTTAGCTGCTTTCTCGTCAGCATCTTTACCTTTCTTCTTAAGTGATTTAACCATGCGCTTCGCATCGTCGGCGGTATCTGTGCCACCAATTTCTGAACTCTTATATACGTCTAAGTAATCGCTGTATGTTGCTTTTGGCAGAACTACATCTTCGTCTATTGTTTCAGTTGTTTCAGTTCGGCTGATGTCAATTCCCAGTGCGTCAGCAATTGAAACCCATGCGCCATAGCTGTCGCTTGTGCCCCAGCCTTCATCTTCTGGAAAATCATTGGTGTAAAAACTAACTGTTGAACGAACAAGTTCATATACGTATTCTGATCCATGACGTTTTAATACGTCAGGATAGTTATTTACTAATCTGTTAATAAGTTGGTTTGTAACGTTGTCAGTTAGCTGTTCGCCTTCTTCCAATGATTCTGTGAATCCTGGGACATCGCGCTCTGCGCCAACATAACCAGATACTTTATCAATGAAAACTTCAATTGTCATGCGAGCATCGTGCTCTGGGCCAAACTCTTGTGCTACACTATATAGTTCATCAAACAACTCATCGTCGCCTAGTATGTCATACAATGCGCCTGTGGCGTTCTCTCCGTCCACTCCGAGTGGTAATGGCTGTGCTAACAAAGCTTCTAAACGCTCTTGCTTTTCTGGAGTGTCTGGGATTGCCCAAGTGCCTTCCATAACAGATTCGGTCTTATCAAGACCACGTCGATTTGGTTTAGTTTTTTCTTCGCCGCCTGCCTTTAGCCATGCTGCGAGTTTCTTATCGCGCTTAGTTGCTTTGGATGGCTTATCTGTTGCTGCGTCAAATTTAGCCTTGCGCTTACGATCTGCTACACCTTTGTTAGATTTTGTGACAAATTTCTTCCAGTGATGTAGCTCACTTTTTAAATAATGCATCTTTTCAACAAACTGCTGTTCGCTTTTCGCGTTCTTAACGTGGCCAATAGCTCTTATTAATATATCTTGTCTATTAGCAATCGCGTTTGCTGTAGCTGGGTGAGTTGATTTAACCTTAGATGAAAGTTCAGTTAGCCATTCACTGATGGTAGCGTCATCCATCTTTTCTTTAAAACGTGCGAACTCTTGTGCGAGTTGCTTGCTTTTGCGCTTCTTAGCAACCATTGGAATTTTACCTGTCATATTCCACATAAAGTCGAATACGCTCTGTAAAATGCCTTCGTCTAATATTTCCGCACCAGGATCTGGCTGTGGATTATACGAAGCTTCTTTAACTGGGCGAACGCTTTCACGGCGGTATTCTCTTGTTTCGCCATCGTCGAATCTAATTCCGTATACTACTTTAAATGGCACCATAGATGAGAATGTATGCTCGCGTGATGCGCGGTATATTTCACCAACTTGTCCATTGTAATCTGAATCACCAAAAGATGACTGTCCGTGAACTTTAGCTTTACGTCCAACCATCTTAGAGTTGAATGTGCCTGACTTAACTTCGTCTACTTGTTTTTTCTTTCCAGCGTTCCATTCGTCTTGTGTATAAGGCTTCTTAGTTTTTGGGTTTATCGCTGGACGATAGTTTTGATCACGATGATCACGTGCTCCAAGTGACCATTCATCTTCTTTTAATTTGTTCTTTTCGTGGCAATCGCAATGCGGGCATTCTGGGCCGCAATGGCATTGACTAACTGGCTTGCCGCAACATTCTGTTGAACACATTTCTTCTGCTGCTTCGTTCATTCTACCGTATTCTTGGTCCATACGGTCAAACATCCACTGGTACGGATCGCCTGTACGCGCCTTTGCTGTGCCGTATGGCATTTCGCCGTTATCCAAATAATGGTTAAATAATTTGTCAAACAACTCATCATCTAAATCTTCAATTTGTCCGTTGACCCAAGCCTTTATTTGGCTAATTTCTGCGTCGTCTAATATAGATGCGCAATCTTCTGTAATGGCAGATGGCATTTCTGTAGTTGCTTCCGCCCACTCTTCAAATTCTGTAATTGGCTTTATGCCTGGTGTATTTGGTTTCATATTTTTTAAGTTGTATGCTTTGTGGACAACTGGCATCGCAGCTTCCATTTTATCGCTAAAACGTTTCTTTGTAAAACGATCTTTCATTGAGTTGGCTGTGTCGTCGCCGTACTCTGTTGCTTCCGTTACTTCAAAACTTTCTGCGTATGCTTTGTAACCGCGCTTGCCTTTAAGTTTCCCCAAAGCCTTGCGGGTTTCTGTGTAATATTCTCTTGCTGATTCAATCATTGCCATTGTAGTTTCATCTTCGTAAATTGCGTTACGATTACGTGAAATAAATGGACGTAGAGTGGAAATTTCATTTACCATTGTTGAGATGGATTCGCCAATAGCATCGTAAGGACGTCCGCCCTGGCCAATGTGCTGTGCCATTGCTCGGGTACCAGGCAGACTGTTGAATGGCATCTTAAAACGTTCGCCCTCGAAAGTTTCAACAAATACCGACTCAACTTTGCGGCTTCGTGAACCGCGAACTTCTGGGTTAATATTTTCAGTGTGTCTTACTATGATTTTAGCTGGGCCATCTTGGTAGCTTCTCTTTTTACTGCCGTACATTTTGCCTTCTTTCATGCTGTCTCTATTTACTGTTGCTTGGATATCAGCAGTATCTAAAGTAGATTTGCTTATGTCGTGTGTATCAAATTGATACAGGTTAGACATAGCGGTCTTGCGCATATCTTGTAAGAAAGCATACCATTCTGTTAGCTCTGAGCCATCAAGTTCAGTAGAAATATTTTTGCTGTAATAGATTTTCATTGTTCTGTCAATTAAGCTGACAGTAATATTGCCGTGATCGTGGCCTTGATTGTCTACGTAATTAAAGTTGAAAAATACTGCTTCTTGCGGATCTTGAGTTGAATTACCTTCGGTATCACCTAAAGTAATATGACTGAATTTGCTACGGAGCTTGTCAAAGACTTGCTCGCCAATTTTATTCTGAATTTCCATAACTGTATTTATGCTAACTCATAATAAAGGGCATCGGCATTATGTCAGCGTCTAGTTTATCTCGTAGTGTTGCGTCCAATGTTGGATCGTAGTTCTGTAATGCTTGTGCCATGCGTACTGCTAGTATAGAAGACATAACCAGGTCATCTGTTTCGCCTTCTTTGGCTTCAAAGCCAGCGCCTTTTGATACGAACACTTTCAATTCAGATACTAATGGACTGCTATTAATCGTCAGACGCTTCGACTCTATTAGTGATTTCATCTTTGCGCATGCTGCTAGTTTTGTTTTATTTGTTGTGTTAAAGCCGCGGCGGAATACGCGCGAGTTGCCACGTCTGTGTGGTTCTGATAAGAATATTCCACTAATGTTTTCCTCGCCTATCTCTGCGATACAGACAAGAGCGGCTTCGCCAAGTGTGTTGTTTTCAACGGAATAATATACTTTGGTTGTATCTTCCATAAGCTCTACTAGATGAGTTGTTATTCGACTTAGTAAATTAATCTGCTTAGTTATAGGAGTTTTGTTGTGCATCCATTCTGCTACTTGGATCATGTCGGGCAACTCAAATACTTGTATCGCAGCGTTGTCGCCGCCTGTTCCTAAACTTGGATCCAATGCCGCAATGTATGCGTGACCTTTAGTTGGTTTCTTAAACCATCGAACTTGACCTTGTTTCTCGATTGGGTTAATACCGGCCAGATTAACCAGTGTTAGCGCATCTATTAGAGTTTCATCAAACGATATAAATTCAATGTTGTGCTCGCGGCGAAAACGTTCGTCGCCCAGTGCTGCTCGTTCATCTCTCTCCCATGCTTCATCACGATCTGGATGTTGCCACCAATATGCCTTAAACGCACGGAAGCCGTTGGTACCTAAATGTGTTGTATTACCAAATTCGTCTATACATTTGTTTGCCGCATGCCATATTTGTGCGAACTGATCTTCGTCGTTGTTTGGAGTAGATGTAATTATACATTTACCACCAGTAGCAAGTGTTGGTCTAATAGATGTCCAGAATTCTTTCGCGATGTTTGGCGGAACGAACGCAAATTCGTCCACATATAGAAGCGTAATACCAAGACCACGCCCAGTCGTGCCGGTTGTCGCCTGTGACAGTATACGTGAGCCGTTGTCGAACTCTATACTGCTCTTGTTATAACTGGTGACACCTGCGCGTATAAAATCCGGGCATAATTCATACGCATAACGGATTTTCTGCATAATTTCTAACGCACCAGCGAACTTGTGCGCTGCGATAAGGATGGTTGAATCTGGATTAAACATCGCGAACCAGAGCAAGTAGCCGGCCGCTGTAGCTGTCTTACCTAACTGTCGTCCTAGTAGGTTTATACAAGATCGGTTAGTGTGGTATGTGTCTATTAGGTCGACTTGGTAGTCGTATGGGTCGTATAGCAATTGCCCTTGGACTGGATGTTGGATGTAGAAGAAATGCGATAAAAAATACATCGGACCTGTGATTGGGTCAGCACATTTTACGAACTGATCTAGTTGCTCTGCTGTATATTTTTCTTTGCTATGTGCTTTTTTAGTTAGCACTCCCTCTAAACTTTTTCCCATAGTAGTATTTAGTCGTTAAAAAGCCACTTTCGATAAATGTAGTAGCGAATTACACTTGTCGGGCAGTGGCGAGCCTGCTTGCCGTAACCATAAGGTCCTAAGGCAATAATTATTTCTTCTCCGGATCATTAGACATTGTATTGTCTTGTTGATCTCCGTCGCGGGTTGGTAGCTTCATTAACGATAAGTTAAGT